GGTCGGGAACGGCGTTCCAGCAGGCGCATACAGGATGCGACCAGCGCCCTGAACGAATCCGCGTTCGTATGTGATCGGATGGCGACCACGCAGAAACGTACCCATACTTTACTCACACCTCCTTACTGGTGCGTCGTCATCGTTGTATACGCCTTGATGGCGTAGTTCGTGCCGACAGCCTGGAACCAGAAGTTCGGGCCGCGACCCTTGTGTTGGTATCTCCACGGGATCGACTGCTGTCCGCGCACCGGGTTACTGATCGATTGGATGAGACGCGCAGTCTCAGGATTGCTGCCAAGTGCGAGAAACACAGCCTCGGACATCCGTACGGCGCGGCGGAAGACGATATCGGAAGCGGGATCGATTCCGTGTGGATCGTAGTCAATACCGCTGTTGAGTCCGTCCTCGGGAGTAGCCTTGACGAGGCAGTGAACCGTAAACGGTATCCGAAGGACACTTGTCTGGTCCAGCCTGAAATCTTCGGCCTCCGGGGCGTAATCCTCCGTCGTCACTGCGATGTACGGATATGCTTCCGGTCCGACTTCTTCCAGTATTACTGACGGGAAGTTGCCGATCCAGACATGGGCGGGCGGGACATCCTCGTACGTCAACGGCACGTACGGCTCGCCGCGAAGGTCTGCCCGTGCCTGATCCAGTGGAACACGACGGTTGTAGATCTCCACCAAAGCAGGATTGATGTCAGTGATGATGACCCGCTCGATGACATCGAGGATTTCCTCGGTGCCGATCGAAGCTTCAACCAGAAACGGACTCATACCGTTCCCTCGGGCGGGCCGTACATCGGCTCGAAGATTGTCGGATCAGCCGTCACGTATGATGGCTGGCCGACGACGTTCCCCGAATCGGTCACTCGCGCCGTATCCGTCGCACGGCGCGGAACCAGCGGAAGCTCTTCGTCGATCAGCGGCTTGAGCTTCGCAACATCCTTGAAAATCAGATCGCGGAGCTTGGCGAGATCTTCCGCGCGATCCTTGTACGCCTTCGTCTCACGTTCCCCGGCCGAGTGCGCAAGCGCCTGCTTCGACCAGAAGTCGATGCCAGGAATGATGAGATCCAGCGCGATCAGCTTGCCGAGGTACGCGGCCAAGATGGGGCTTACTGCGTCAGCCTCCGTATCGTCCAGTACCTTGCCAAGAGTGATGACGAGGACGAGATTGTAACGACGTTCGAGAGCCTCTGTGCCGAACGTGTCAGCCTCAAGCAGCGCATCCCACGTCTCGGGAAGCTCGTCCCGCGCGTTCTGCGTGATGAGGTTGTCAGGAACAGGCATTTTGGCTCTCGATTGTCGTCAGTACTACTCGTCGTTGGAGCGAGAGAGCGAGGTGGTACCGGGGCCTTCGGGCGGCTTCGGCTGGCGATCACGACGGCCACGCCTCGACTTGAGGCCCTGGCCCTTCACGTCACCCTTCTCCTTGTCGGCCTCCGCTCCGTAGGGCTTCTGCGGATCGCCCGTACCGGTGACACCCTCTCCGGCCTTCACCTCGTTGTCATCGACGTTGACTTCGCGTGTCGCGATGCGCGCCGACGGCTTCTCGGTGGCCTCTTGGAGATCTCCGGACACCTTGCCTTCCATGCGATCCATTGGCGACTCCCCGAAGCCGGTGTTGAAGCCGACGATCAGTTCGCGCGGTTCGTCCCGAGTGGCCTCGTATTCCTTGACGCGCTGCTGCGCGGCGCTAGGCAGCGCCTTGAGGGCGGCGAGAACGTCGTCCTCTTCCATGTCGTCGTAGCCCACGAACGGAACGCCCGCTGCGCGCGAACTGACGCCACCTTCGTCGCCAGTCTTTTCGAGCACATGCGAGAGCGAATCGTTCAGCTTGCCTTCGCCCGATTCGAGCGCTTCCTTCCAGTCCACCGCGATATCGTCGTCAGGAATGACGTCATCGCGATAGTAGGTCTGCCCCATGCCGTTCTGGTGTACGGTCGAACCATCCGGCTGAGGGAACGAGGTAATGGTCTTGTGGACCGTCACCTCATCAACGAGAACCTTGTAACCCATGTTTACACCTCCTTTCTACGGAATCCGCACGTCGGCGTACAGGATCGCTTCCGGCCGCTTGAGCCGGACCATGCGGCGAGACGCCTGCCGCAGCAGCCGGGTGTAGACACCCTCGCCCTTGAGGATGACTTCCGACTGCGGCCCCGGCAGGAATGATGTCGTGTCCGGGCCTGACTTGATCTCGACCGGGCCATTCAGCGTCTCGGCGATGCTGGTGCCCTCGATCGCGTAGTCAGTGGTGATGAGGATGTTGCCGACCGGCAGGTAGCGCGTATGATCGGCCGGGGCCTTGGAGGCACCGACGCTCACATCGCGGTACGCATGGTTGGTCGGCACGAACGTCACACCCGGCGGCAGGAGCTTGAGCACGTCGTCCAGCGTCGGCATGAACGGCTGGCCGACCGGGACGTTGAAGTACGTGCGGAGCTTCTGATTGGAGGTGATGAGTTCGGCGTCATCATCGCTGATGTGGACCCTGCGACCCGGCGCTCCAGCATCATTGCTGACGGTCTTGAGCCAGGTCTTGAGATCGTTCACCGGGTCGCTATTGGTCGTGTCCACCCACGACACCGCCGTCGTCGGCTTGTGCCCACTGGGGAGGGCATAGTCGATGACAAGAGCAGTGTCACGGAGTTGGTACTCGATCGTAAGCTGACCGGAGAACGCCTGCCACCGCATCCATTCGGTGAGTCGTTCGTTGCGGCGTTCGAGGATCTGACCGATCTCGATGAGACGGCGGGCCTCGCGAGCGGCAAGAAGGTTGCCACCCTGTGTGAGGATTTCCCAGCGGCGCGGGCTGATGCGATGAGCTTCGTCCAGATACGCAAGCTCGATGACCTCCTCGCGCTCTTCTCGACCCGTAAGGTCCATGAGCGGGATTGAGGACTCAGGCGTACGGAACTGACCGATGCCGGTCGCCATCAGATCTTCGACACGCATGCTGACGTACTGGGAGTCGGTGTCGTTCATCGGGGCGATCTGCTCCCCGACGAAAGGCATCTGCTCCATTTCCGTCTCGACCGGACCGACGATTGCGTCCGTCAGCGCGGCCTGATCCATGATGTCATCAATGACTGCGCCACCCGCCATCGGCGGGAAGCTTCCGTCCGGAAGCCGCCACCTATCAGAGGGGCGCTTGCTCTTGATGATTGCCATCTATCTTGACACCTCCTCCCTAGCTGAACTTGCAGGTTGGCAGAGCAGCGGTGATGTCAGCCAGAACGGCTGTCCCACCGAGGACGATGCGATCGGCCCGGAACCACTGGCCGTGGCACCACATCGTCGCCTGGGCATCGGACTTCGCCGTGTTATCGGGGAAGTAGATGTCAGCCGACAGGATGCCCCGGCAGACCTGACCTGCGGTCTTGGTGTAGAACTCGTACTGGTTGTTGACGTTCTTGGACAGCGGCGTTCCGGCCTTGAGGACCAGATCGCCATTGGTGTCGGGGGCGACCGTCGAGGCGTCGAGGATGATCGAGGCAGCGACATCAACGTTGACCTGCTGAACGAGGATCTCCAACGCGGGAGTCATCGTCCGCGAAGTGCGGATGTTCCATGCCATCAGTCGTCACCTCCCGCGACAGTCGCGCCGTAGCGCTTGCGAGTGCGCTTGAGGGATCGACCGGTGATCTCTTCGAGGTTCTTCTTGTGGTCGTCGCTGTCCTCGTCCTCGCCATCACCCTTGTCGTCGGGCCGACCGTGGTCGTCGGTGAGGTTCATGTCGGACAGTTCGAGCTTGCCCTCGTTGTTGCGCGGCAGAAGCTCCACGAACTTGCGGAGCGCACCGGCAACGGAGATCTCCTCGCGGCCCGTTGCTCCCGTGGCGGCGTCACCGGAGAGGTGCATTTCGCTATCCGACAGCAGTACTGCACCAGGCTCCTCGGCATCACCCGAGAGCAACACGCGACGGTAGAACTTGAGCAGCCCCGGCGCGGCGGAAAGGCCAATACCACCAAGGGCCTTGACTTCCTCCTCCACGCTCGACCGGCGATCCTTGGCCTTGAGGCTGTCGTTCTCCGTCTTGAGCGGATCGACATCGGCGGAGTACTCCTGACGCAGCTTGTCCTTCTGCTCGTCAGAGAGATCCATCCCATCGATCGTTTCGAGAATCCCCACGTTTACACCTCCTTCTACTGGGACTTGCGAGACGACAGCAGTTGTCGCCTCCGTTGACGTGCAGCAGCAACCCGCCCCTCTGGCGTGTTCAGGTCATGGACCGGAACGACTCGCGGGGTGGGGGCGGGCACCGGCTGCTCGGCATCCGCCACGGGAGCCGGAATGCGCTCCCAATCAGCAGTGCTGGAGAGAATCACGACAACGCCGAGATCGACGTACTCGGCCAGGAAGACCGATCCGTTCTCCGCGTTCTTGATCTTGACCCTGCCATCAGTGCTGAGTTCTTCGACGGAGAAGGACTTGCCCACTTCGCCGAGGTTGTTGCTCAGTTCGACACTGAGCTTTTCGCGGAGCTTCCCGTAGGTATGCTCCTCGAAGTCATCACTGGCGGCGACCATC